AATCAATGTTCTGCGCCATAGCTTCAACCGATACGAACAACTCCTGAGGAGTAAAGTTTGCTTCATTGTACCTATTAACAAAGAAGTCGCCGATGACTGCTTTATCAACTTGCCTAGCTCCACCGAAAGAAAAGACTATGAGTTTATCAAAGCTAACTGAACGGATACCGAGTTTGCCTTGACTTGTTGTGTTGGAACTTGTGTTTGGTCCTTCACTCCCTACCGGGTAGAAGGCTTGCACTACGGCTTCATTAACTACTTGATCATTATTGAACTGAACCGAAATATCTCGGAACACGAACTTGTCCGCTGTGTCGGTTTCCGTAAACTCAAATGTGCGGAAATGATCGGTGCTATTAACTGTCTCTTTAGTTAGTAAACGATTAAGGTATCCTGCGTTGAGTGTCCACTTAGCGTCACCACTTGAATATTCCGCAACGGTTGGATATATGGTAGCCGGACCAGATGGCAGTATCTGAAAGTTTAGATGGTCTTTCGCTGTACCTGATTGGAACTCGTCCATGATGCCACCGTAGCCGGGCAGCACGTTAGAACCGTATGATGTTGATTCTGGTGGTTCATTAGTCTTAGGGTTGATAGAACTGACGGTTGCGTTAGTCGCTCCGAACTTAGGGAAACCCACAGCAGATACTGAGCCGAATGCTGTCGTGCCGTTTATTAACTGTTCGGAAACGTCATACAAGAAACCATAAGCGGTAGTCACTTCTATCTCCTCTACCGCATCACGACCTGCAAACGTTAAAGGGTCAAGCAAACGGAACCGAACGGTGCTTTGCACACCGTCATCATTGAAATGTAAATCGGCGACAATGAAATGTCCCACCTCTGCTGTAGAAGTAGTTGAACCATCATTAACAGCACAAGTAATCTTGACGACTTTCTCAAACCAAGCGAACGCTTGATAGGTTCCGCCTGCCGCTGGTGTTAAAGCGTTATCGCTGTTATCCATTGTCATCGTGCCACTAAATGTGGTGATCTGACCAATCTGTACTTCTTGGTTTATTTGAAAACTGAGGACTCGGCTAGTGAAGTCAGTCGAGCCGGAAGCATCAACGAAGTTAAAAGCCCAAGTAGTTGATACGGTCATCGTCTTGTCAGTGTGCTAGTTGCTACTGGAGCGGAACCGTTCTCCCGAACATATTTTTCTATTGCGTTCACTACTGCTGTCGGGTCTGCGTCTTGAACAGTGATGTTAATAGTTGAATGCCCACCGCCTGTTGAACCCATGCGATCAAGTGGAATGATCGCTTCTGGTCCTGCCTCACCAATCAAACCTATGACTGGTTTTCTAACAATTCCTCCTTCAGCAAATGAACCAAAGCCAGCCATAGCCCCAAACATTCCAGCGGTAGCGTCGAGCAATTCTTGTGTCGGTGTTGCCCCTCCCATTAATTGCATCAGTTCCGGTGGAACTCCAGCAAAGTTAATTCCGGCATCAATCATTAATTCAATGTTGTTGAGAACATCAACTTGTTTCTCTAATTCGAACAACACATCAACAAGGTTTTGAAACTCTTGGTCAGGCATCGTGCCTTTGAGGTTGTCTAGTTCACCTTTTACATCTTCAAGGAAAGCGGCTACCTCTGGGTCTGTTAAGTCATCAAACTCTTGTATGGTGTCTGCTACTGCTTGGGCTACATCTTTTGATGCTTTAACTAAATCTGTTTGGCGTTCTAGTTGCGTTTTTTCTTCATCATTTAATCCTGTTATTGCTTCTGCTAGATCAACGAACGTATCTTTGACTGTTAGCATTGCGAGGTCTAAATCAAACGCATCTGATACGACTTCATCTATGCGACCTATTAGTAAATCGAATTGGGTTCGGACTTCTTCTATTTCTTCTGCTGTCATCTCAGCAGAGTGTTTAACGCCGAGCATCATGCCTGCCAGTTCTTCGCTACTCATTCTGGCATTGCGTTGCGAATCAGACAGGTCATTTAGATGTATCGATAAACTGCGTGTAATTCTTTCGGCTTCTTTCTGTGCCTCCATTGAGGCTTGTAGCTTCTCTTCTAAAAATTCTTGCCCTTCTGTTGCCGTATCTAGCGATTGAGCTTGATCTAATAATGCTGTGCCGTGTTTGCCGTATATTCTGTTAAGTTCTCTTAGTGTTTCACCACTTTCAAGATATGCTTTTGCTTCGGCTTCAACACTTTCTCTGACATCATCGGAAGCATCAGCAACTTCATCAAATACCCTCGTAAGTTTATTGACTTGGAAGTCAGTAAGTTCTCCGGCTTCATTCAAGTTAGCTAGTGTATTCGTAACACCAATGACATCTTTATCTGCTCGCCGTAATGCGGTTCGAAGTGTAGTGCCGAATACGCTGGCAAATCCTTGAAAGCCATCTGTGCCTGTCATTGCTAGTTCTGCAACTTGTTCTAGGCTTAATCCGGTTGATTCGAATGCACCTAGCAACCCTGCTTTGGTAAGTTCATCTTGTAAAAGTTTTACGCCACGACCCATATTTCCTATTGCTTCTTCTGTTGCTTCGGCTCCTTCATCAACACCGCCGGAGCCATGCAACGCAGATGCCAGTTCCTTAATTCTTTCGGTGAGAGTAACAGTAGGGTCGCCAGCGTCAATCATCTCTTGACGTAAAGATTCCATCCTTTCTTTCGCTTCTCTCGCCGCATCACGTTGCGATTTTAGAATCCCACCAAAGATTGTGACAGCCGCACCTGCCGCTATGAATGCCGCTGGGTGTGCTTTTACCATCTTGAGCAGACCACCAAGACCTGCTCGACCACCTTTACCTGTGAGTAACCCTACAGAGTACGCCGCTGGTCCTGCCGCCGCCCCAAGAAGCCCTATAGCAACTGCGGTCTTCTGAATCGGGCTTGGTAGTTTCCCGAAGCCGTCACCTAAAGTCTTAATAATGCCAGCCAAGTTCTCAAGTATTGGCACAACTATCGGGATAAGAACATTACCAATATCTATAAACGCACCCTTTAAGTTAGCCATAGCCTGTGACAATTTGAATGCCGCTGTTTCCGATGTGGCTTCGAACGCTTTATCCAATGTGCCAGTGGTGTCAGTCATATTGGCGAAGATCTGTTCTGTTGTGGCTACGTTCGCACCCATTAAGTCGAGAACACCGGACAAGGCTCGAATGTTTCCGAATACGCTTGCCGCCGCCGCCTCGTTGCCAGCAAATTCTTTGGATAATGTTTTCAGCGTGGAGAGTAAACCTTTTTGGCGCAATTCTTGGCGCAAATCTTCTGCTGATAGCCCCATGCCAGCCAAAGCATCGCTCGCTTGTTTCGTTGGTCGAAGAAGTGAAGAAAGAATACCTTTAACTTGTGTTGAGGCTTCTGCCGCATTAGTACCAGTTCTTGATAGCGCCGCAAAAGCCGCACCGACTTCATCAAACTGAACACCCATCGCAGAGGCCAAAGGCAAGACTCGCCCCATAGATACAGCAAGTTCGTCTGCGTTTAGTTTACCTTCTCGAACAGCGGCAACCATAACATCAGTTGCTTGAGTAGCGGAAATGTTCTCTGCACCGTAAGCGTTCAAGGCTGACGTTGCTAGATCAGCGATAACGGCTGTTTCACCGAGTCCTACTGCCGCCGCTTTAGCCGCCGCCTCTAAGGTTTCTGTTGCGTCTGCGCCTCGTAAACCTGCTGACGTAATGAAGAACATGGCATCGGCGAGGTCTTTCGGTGCTTGCGCTGTTTCACCTGAAAGTCTGCGAACGTCTTGGGTGAATCCTTGTACGGCTTCTGAAGATAAACCCACCAGCGACTCGATTTTGGTCATGCTGGCTTCGAAATCTGATGCCGCTTTGATAGCTGTCGCCCCAGCACCGATTAACGGTAGCGTCAATCTGCGTGTAAGTTTGCGCCCTGTTTCTTTGGCTGAGTTGCTAAAATCGTCAAGGCTTCGAGATGCACCCTGTAGTTGGGTTTTCATCTGTGACGCATCGGCTTTTATTAGCGCCTTAACCACTGTGGTCATTGCCGCCATTAGCGCCCCCTTGATCTATTTTTTTGTTTAGCCATTTCAGCCGCTCGGTTTCGTTCGTCTGCTTCGATTTGGTACAATGCTCGCCATTCTGTTAGTTCAGCACTAGACATTCTGTTGAGCATTTCCCCGACTGGCATACCGAGTTCTCTAGCCAGATGGAAGTAAAACCTTAGTTCTGGGTTTCCGTCTCCAAATCCGAGAAATCTTTTCCCGCCTCATCTACGCTGTCACCTGCCAGACCAGAAACTTTCAAACATTGTTGGGCTACTTGATCAACGACCTGTGCCGCTTTTTCTTCAAGTAACCATTCCATGTCATCTTCTGAAAAGACTTGTTCCCCTGTGTCGGGGTCGAAGCAACAGTGCAGTAGAACCGTTTGGTAAAGATTAATGGCAGATTGTTCGCCTTCTTGCATCCAATTCTGTTGCATGTCGGCTCGTTGTTTCGCCGTCATCGAACGAATACCAATTTTGACATTCCATTCTTCTACATCAATGATGTTTGAAATACGATCATCTGCTTGCCTAATTTGGTCAGCCAATCGGGTCATTGTGTTCTCCTTATATTTAATTGTTAGTAGGTTCCCCTAGTAACCGCTCCGGTCACTTGTAGGTCCATTGAAAATGTTACCACATCACCGACAGGATTAGAAACACTGTAGTTGGTCATTATGGCTTCGCCAGTGTATTTGACGTTGCCGCTGGTTGAACCTGCCGGACCGTAAATAAAAGATCTGCTTGCTGGCTCTGTTCCTGAAATATAACCATCTACTGTGGCATCCCAGATTCCGCTAACGGAAATGGTGGTATCTTTCAAACCTACGATGTAGGATTTGTTGCTTGAACCGAACGCTGTTGTTTCGGCTGTATCTATTGTTTGAGGGAAAGAAACATCGGTAAGCGTATCAGATATGTTTCGGCTTGAACCGCCGGTATCATCAATCGCAAAGTCGGTGGACTTTCCGTGTGCAAATGTTGGCATTGATTCCTCCTAGAATCTTGCAAAGGCAACCATAAAGGTTATGGAGCCTGATGAACCGGCTGTGCTCGCCGTTGCCCGAAGGTAACGGTTTACTGTGCCGGATACTGCTTTAATTTCTGAGGTTGCGGTTGTCGCCGCAACGTTTGTAAATGTTATGAGATCAGCCCAAGTCGAATTGTTCGCCGAGTGCTGAATCTTAATTGTTGTCACACCTCCACTGATCGTGTTAGTGGGAACGTGTAGAGTGCCTGCGCCACCATTAGCTGATGAAGCCGCATTATCTACAGAACTTAGATTACCGAGAGAACCATGAGCAATACTGGCTCCTGCGGTTAGTTGAACTCCACCTGCCAAAGCAAAAGTGAGGTTCGAAACCTGATTGGGTGTGCATTCGAAATCTGCGCTAACGGTTACAACGTCTGCTATTGGATTAGTTATCGCATAACTTGTTTCATTCGCTTGGGCGATTACTGCTCTGCTTCCTATCGCCGCCGCTCCTTCTCGTACTGTGATGATTGGTGTGGTTGCGTTACCGAGTAGGGCTTGTAGTTCTTCATCGGACCCATCGGTGTCTGCCGCCCACATGCCTGACATGCTTAAAGTTCCGCCTCTCGTTCCAAGTATGAACGATTTGTTGGTGTCGCCGAATGCTGTTGTTTCTGAAACATCATTGTCTATAGCAATGCTGGTGTCATTGAAATAACTTGTTAGGTCGAACTCGTCTATGTATACGGCTGTGTTTTTGCCGTGAATAAAAGTTGGCATTTATTTATCTCCCTTTGTGGGTTTCACTGGTCGAACGTATCCGGCTTTTATTAGCCAGTCTGTTGATTTCAGTTCCACAGCATCGCCGACTTCATACGTTTTGCCAGCGACCTCGATTGAGGCTTCCCCTGTTTCTCCACCAGTGACAATATATTTTGGCATTTCATAACTCCGTGTAGGCGTGACCGTGACACGAAGTCTGGTCACTATGGACACTGCTCCACTAGGGAGACTATTGACATTTTCAGGTTAGCGGTTTTTTTGGTTTATGTCAGAAGTTACGAAGAAATCCAAAGCAACTCATGTAAACCCGATTTTACTTTTCCTGTAAGGTATGATATGCTTGTTCTATGGAACAAATTAAACGAAAGGAAACCATGAAGCAAGCAAGCAGTTTCGAACAAGCTTTTGACCAAATGGTTGAGCAGTTCGGGCATGAACAACGCATACCGCTAGATGGCTGGAAACAGCTACGAGCAATATTGCGAACGACAGAACCGGACTCGAAGTTCGACCCAGTTCAATAT